GATTATATTGGAAAAACTCTAAAACCGTGACCAATTTTTATTGACCACTTCAGACCCCTAAATAAAAAAGCCACCCGAAGGTGGCTATGTGAGGACCAATCTAGATAATCTTTACTGATTTAATAATTTGATAGTTTTCCGTGCGTGATCTTTAGCTTCGTCAAAGTATTCGGCTAGCGGTTTACTAGAGTTCAAGTTTGTTTGGTAGACTATATTTGCTAATACGAAATCAACACTATACTCATCACCTTTATAAACATCGACAGGAATGCTGATTTGCTCATCTTCTGGGTTAATGATTACAGTTCCAAGTTTTAATTCCATTACTACCTCTCATTAATTTTTTAATACTGTTCTTATCTTCCAACAGAAACAGCTTTGATTATTTTGTACAAATCACCACCTTCACGCCCCTCTATTGCCATGAAGCGCTTAAGCTTATTATTTAAGGATTGCTCCGCAGCTCGGATATCAACATTCTGCATAGAACCTTGCTGTTGAGCACCACTTACAACGCTGATGCCACCAAAATTAAGATTGACGTTAATCCCACCAGCAGGATGAGTGCCGTAAACTTGCACTCGAGGCTGACTCACTGACATTGGCTGAGAGCCACCTACATATCCACCAGATGCATAACCTCTCTTTCCTGCATCCATTAACCGATATAGATTAGCTTTACCTAATTTAGCCGTACTCTCTTTGTCAAATACAAATTCGCCTCTATGCACGATACCAGCTACATCATATTTACCGCCGTCACCAGTATATCCGCCTGTTGCATGACCTTTTAGCCCTAAGAATTCACCAACAACAGTCCCACTAAAAGCAGCTTTCATAGCATTCAGCATCGCCATTTGCATAAGCATTTTAGTCGTCATTTCTAAAAATGAGCGAGTAAAGTCACCAAAGCTAGCTTTGCCCTTTAAAACAAAATCGACAACGCTATTACTCATACCTTGAAATACTGATTGGCTAATTTGAGATACGTTACCATAAACATTGGAGACTTGGTCTTGAAATTCTGCAAATCCCCTTTTAACTCCAGCCTCCCAATTGGTACGTAACGAATCTTCTTTACTGTAATAATCCTCTAATGCCTGCTTCTCTGCTGGTGATTTAGCTTGCTCAAGTGCGATGTCACGTTGGTACATACGGTCAGATTTACCAGTGCCCATATCCAGCGCTCGACTCTTAGCTTTTATTTCTTCAACTCGTTTTAGTTGCCTATCTAACTCTCTATTATGTTGCTTTTGACGCTCTATTTCATCGCCAACTACTGCTAATGCGCGTTGAGAAGCTAATACATATTCTTTTTTAGCCAATAACGATTGCTCATCATTGGTAAGCTTACGTGTCGCTTTTGCTTCTTCTAATACAGCTATTTTGGCTTCCATATCCCAAAGCTTTTTACGCTCTGAGCTAATCACATCAGCAACAGTTTTATGCTCTTTTAATACTTTAAGTTGAGCCTGTAGAGAAACGAGAGCTTCATTGGCTGACTCATCCGCACGAGTGCCATAGTCAGGTCGATATGCTGTAGGTTTCTTTTTCCCTCTCAGTTTTTCTTTCTCATACCGTTCCTTTTCACGACGAATCGCTTTATCCTTTACAGCCTGAGAAGCGTATTCTTTATTTTTTATTTCACTTAATTTGCGTTGGTGTTTCTCCTCCGCGGTCTCATATTCTCGCCTTAATGCTTCATCAGCCAAAATCTGTGACTTTTTAACCTCTTCCTGTTTTCTAGCCGCCTCTTTTCTCGCATTCTCTATATCCCTCTGAAACTTTTCTTCGTTTAGTAAATCCAGTTCTCGCCTTAAATCTTCAGGTGTCTGACCTGTTTTATAATGATGCAGTCCTTTAGCAGCAGGGTCTAACTGGAACTCAAGAAGTTTCTCTTCATAGTCTTTAATCTTTTGGTCTAGCGTTCTTTCTCGTCCTATATTAAGCATTGCATCCCATGCATCGCTCGCCATTTCCTTAACGCCTTTCCAAGCTGATTCTAAAAAACCTAAGTTGTTTTCAATTTGCTGACTACGCTCCTGCATTGCATTGGCATAAGACTCCATTGCTATCTTTGCAACCTCATGCTCCTTCCCCTGCTCTTGCAGTGCCATTATTTGCTCTAACTGAGTAGCCGTTAAGAAGTGAAGGGATTTATCTAGTTCAGTAACAGCTTTAACTGGCTCCTCTTTTAAACGCTGAAATTGCTTGATTGTTTCATCAACTGACTGACCAACAGCCTTTTCGATTGCGGCTGCTGTTTTAGAAACCATCTCAACTGTATCGCCGGAGAATCCCCCTGAGCCAACAACTTTTGATATAGCATCAGCCATACCATACTGGGTAATACCATTTCCTGATAAGTTTCTAGCAAGAGTATCCAGTTGTGCCGCAGTCTTCCCTGCATACCTACCAGTAAGAATCAGTTGCTTGTTATATTCACTAAATTCCTTAGAGCCTTGATATGCAGCAAGAGCTACCGCAGAAGCGGCACCAACAAATCCAAACATTGCAACTCTTGCTGGGGTAATTAGCGATGCTAACGCCTTCAATGAGTTTCCTATACCACCGAAGGAATCTTTTATCTGACCACCTTGCTGTATCATCACCATCCATACAGGCATCCCAGATGCCAACGATGTGACAATATCCGTCATTTGAGCGGGTAACTGACGCATAGCGTTTCGATATTGACCAATCGTGATTGAACCATTTAAGAATGCTTTTTCTTGTTCTTTCAGCTTGGCAATCATTGGCGCAGCTTGTTGCGAAACTCCCATTTGCGCTGCTTTCAACTCTAAAATTTCAGTTTTGGTTTTTCCTATAAAATCCGTCTGATTTTTAAGAGATTGTAAGAATTCATCTGCGGCTTGCTTTGCTTTATTCGTTGCAGCCTCCTGAGCTAATAATGCTTGCCCTTCCGCAGTCAGAGACATGTGCATTCTTTGCAGCTTATCTCTAGTTTGGTCTAATATGCTGCTATAATCTTTGAATTGATCTTTGGGAAGTAACCCTTTTTTACTTGCTGCTACAAGCTTTGTCTGCCAGTCATCTAATCGTTCAAAAGCTTTATTTGTAGGGTTCAGCTGATTAAGTAACTCATGAAGCTCTTTACGCTGTTTCTCCGCAGCTTGAGCTGCTTTTTTCTGGTTATCAACGCCGCGTTTAAATTGTTCGTTCAGGTCTTGAGCTGAGCCATTTACCTTTTCTGCTGTGCTGCCAAACTCCTTTAATTTTTGAGTCCCACGCTCTAAATCAGACGTATCAGCTTTAAGCGAGATGGTTGCTATATCTGCCATTTACCTTTCTCCAGATATAAAAAAACCACTCATAGGTGGTTAAATTAGCTTGTATGTAACTTTTATTTAAATTAACGCCATATTATTCTAGAATTTCATTTTCCAACATTCATCACTAACCAGATAACCTTTAAACACACAAAGGATTATTAACATGCTTAGAAAATTGACACTCATCGCAGCCCTTTTCATCGCAGCCAATGCTCATGCTGGAAACGAGTTAACTATCAGTAAGTTAGCTAGTGATGCAAAGACTAAAACAGCATTCCTTCAAGTTGTAAAAAATAACGACCTCCCATCATGGGTCTTAACTGGTGGTACTGAATCCCCATCAAATACTGTGACTTTAAACGGTAATGAATACCAAGTAGCAACAGCGTGCAAACCTCACAATTGCCCAGCAGAGCGAATTGCGATTATGTACTCTAAAGAAAAGAATGTTATGGCAGGTGTATTCTCTTCAAATGATGAAAAGAACAATACTGAGGATTTACTCTGGTTTAATATCACCGATGATTTATCAATCGATGGGAAAACGGTTTTATTTGCAGCACTTACGGGCAGCCTAGATAATCACCCTAATGATTTTAACTATAAGTAATTAAACTTAAAGTAGTTATTTTCAGAATTAGCCCACCAATGCCAATAGAATGGCGTTAAAATAGAAGCCCAAGGACGGGCTAGATTAATTACTTTGCAGTCAATTTGTAACTCTCATCAATCAACACTTTAAGCTCATCTTCAGGAAATCCACTGTCCAACTTTATAGTAATCCAGTGCTCTTTATTCATGTGATATGCTGGATATACCCCTTTCTTTAACCTCAACGAACCAACTAATTCAGGAGGTGATTTAAGGTTTATAATATCTACCATCTCATCACTCTCGCTTTCATATAACTTCTTTGATGATATTGTCAGAATGGCAGCAAACCATTTTGAGTTATTTTTATGCCTATAAATGATGTAACTAGGAAACTTAGCCCATGGATACTCAGCGACAGCACCATAATTACTCTGGATATATTCCATAAGTTCATTTTTGTTCATCTCACCATCCCACGAATAAGTTTTAGTTATGCTAACTTAGTGGGAGTGCAAATTGAAGCAAACAAAAAGGTCGCATAAGCGACCCAATCAATACTTTTGCTACTTTTTATTACTTATTGACGTAATTTGCATACAGTATAAGTAATATTGGCGTTGCAATAATATCAGCAGCAATAGTAAATGGTGTAATCATGACATTACCAGCCAATTTACCAGCACTAAGTGATGTGTATTCCTCTGTAGTATAAAACTCAACCTTATATGATTGATTTAGCTTAGCATTGGGTACTAATGGAAGAGTTATTCCATTCCTATCAAATAAATATCCACTTAGCGGGATTGTTTTAACCCATGACTTATCATTATCAAATCGCTTCTCACTAAAACCAAAATCCTTAAGGCTTTTCTCTTGTTCTGGACTTAACCTGTACTTTTTATCTATATAAACAAAGTAACTGTCATTAAATTTTACTAGTCCTTCTCTGCGCTCATCTGGCTTTATCTCGATTCTAATAACTCCCTCCGGGTTATTAAATGCTGACAATGGAATTACTTTAACCAACTCATTTAATTTCATTAATTCAGCAGAACCATTCGTCAGTATATAAATATATTTATCACCTAAAAAACCATAACCTGAAGTAGGAAGCTCAATCTCTTTTAATTTTTGATTAGTTAGTTTATTTTTAACACTAATATCTTTATATTCAAAAGCAGATACAATATTATCTTTTAAATCAACACGTTCCCTTATATTGGTCTCTTTTGCCGTGTTCGAATCCCAAACTGCCGCAGTTACGCACCCAGTAGAACTTAAAATCGATACGCTCAAAAAGCACGCTAGTAATTTATTCATTCCATTGCCTTAATAAGTTTAATTTAAGTCCAATGGATATTAGGATAGATGCAAATTTCAGGCAATAAAAAACCCACCGGAGTGGGTTATTAACACTATTTATAGTTGAGCACATGTACATTAAAAATTACGAATATTAGCAATCTCTTCTTGTGTGACTTCTAGAGACTCTAGAGATCTCTGGTATTCATTGGGTTCCATTCCTTCAAATTTTTGATATCACTCTCATCTATTCATGTTTTTTTAAAATAAATCTATTACCTATAGACGGGTCAACTGTTTTCGTATTTGCAATCAGCTAGACCGACACTAATTTCTTGACCTTTGTTGCTATTGTGCAAAATAACTTTAATACCCATTCTGTCGTATATCATATAAGCAAATGTAACCCCTGAATTTTCACTAAAATACACAGTAGCTTTAGCATCAGTTGAAAGCAACTCAAGCTTTGGTGATGTTATAACTACCCCTGTATCAAAGGTTATATTTATCATTGCATTGTTATAATCTGCATGCGGAGTTACTTCCAACTTAACAGTCCCGATTTGCACTCCGTTATATCTATTGCTATCACTAAGGTCATCAGGTATGGAATAAACTCCACAGTTATACTTTCCCGCCAAAGCCAAAATATTATAGTTATTATCTCGATATAACCCCATATCATTCTCGTTATTAGCAGACAGGGTATATCCAGAAAATAAAATAAACAGGGCGCAAATATACTTAATCATCTTTAACCTCATTAATAAATTAGCCCCCTGAATATACCTGAATAGCTTTACTACACATAATCGAACTCTTTAATTAAAAATAATTATGTGATCTAGAATGCAAGCTCATCCTTGGGCTATGTGTAGGTTAGGCAACTTCCTTCCCGTGAATAATATGGCGTAACGCGCTAATACCGTTCTCATTATAACGGAACGCTTCAACCTGCTTTGATGAGTAAGCTGACTTGTCCAAAAAGAACTTACCGAATTCGTCAGTTTTCAATCCGTTCTTGTTTGCAATACGACCAATTTTATTTGCTGACACTTCTAACCATATTCTTAATCACAAAGAGGGCTTCTGATTTAGAAGCCCTCTAGTATTAAACTCGCTTAACTACATAAATTTTACATTAATGACCGGACGTTTTAGCTTCTCGACAAGCCTCGAATAAAAACCAGACACGGCGTTCTGTTTCATCAATCCAGTTTTCTATTAGGCTTGTAGTGGAATAATCGCCATGTTCTGCGCATACTTCATGTGCTTTTCGAAATTCTGAAGCCAACATTTTATTATCTTCACAAAGCTCAGCAAGCATATCTAAAGGTTCTACGTATTCCGCATTGTTATCGCTAATCCTTTGCATTTTTGATATTTGCCCTATAGAACGTATAGTCACACCACCTATTTTACGAACTCTTTCAGCTATAGGGTCTGTCATGGAGTATAGTTGTTCACTTTGTTCATCAAGCAATAAATGATAATCGCGGAAATGTGGACCACTCATGTGCCAATGAAAGTTTTTAGTTTTTAAATAAATAGCAAAAATATCAGCCAAAATTGCATTCATTGCTCCACTGATATCTTTTGTTGCTTTTGGAGATAAATCTGTTGGCGTTTTAAGTGGGCGAATTTGTAGTTCTTTAGCTTTACTCATAATTAACTCCTAAAGATAGTCACATCTGTTTTGATATTAAAGATGTTAAAACAAATTATTACACTAATGTTCTTTCTATATATCTCTTAATTGGTTATGAAACTATTTAGCCAACATTGCTTTTCAATATGTGCTGATTATTTTAATTATATACTTAATAACATCATTCACTGATCTATATCAAATTCTAATGCATTGAATAAATTAACTAAAAAACAAAATTGAATATCAATCTTTATGTGACTACCTAATTAAATCCGATCTTCAGACTTTAAACCTAACTTACTGAATTTAAACTCTTGTAATCCTCGATATTCTATTTTCCATGCTAGATTTTAGCTACAGGCAGCTCATTAAAATTTGTCGTGTACGCTGGTGATAACATTTCGCGCTTCATCTGATATCCACTATCGCTCCCTTTCGCAGCAAACCAGACTTTACCTAAACCACTATTATTTATTGTATCTAATGTTTTCATAAGTTCATCGCCGTTCTTAAATGGTTTTTGAGTAGAAAACATATCAAACTGAGTAACATCTGAATCTGTGAAGTCAGATAACATTATCCCGGCTTTATAGTAGCGGTAACCATCTCGCCATATAGAATCTAAACCACGCATAACAGCATTAATGATGTCTCGCGTGTCGCTGCTAGGGTATTCAAGTTTGATACTGATACTATTAGCGTAATCTTCACCAAATGCGTGTCTGCTTGTTTGAATGAATAAACCAATAACTCGACATCGCTGTTTTTCTTCGCGTAGTTTCTCCGCTGCTCGTTCTGCATAGTCACAAATAGCCTTGCGCATAATATCGATATCTAAAACTTTCTTACCGAACGAGCGAGAGCATAATATTTGCTGCTTAACTTTTCTGACTTCTTCAAGCTCAATACAGGACTCACCGTTAAGTTCTCTGAGTGTCCTTTCTAGCGTTACGCCAAACACTTTGCGTATTGTAGTCACTGATGCATTAGCCAAGTCTAAAGCGGTATAAATGCCCATAGTTCTTAACTTGGCTGAAATCCTTCGTCCTATTCCCCACACGTCTTCAATCGGAATAAATGACAGTAATTTTCTTTGCCGACTTCTATCAGATAGCTCAACCACACCACCAGTCTTCTTCCACGTTTTAGCGGCATGATTCGCAATTTTAGCCAGCGTTTTAGTCGGACCGATGCCAACACTTACTGGCAAGTGAGTTCGCTGCAATATCGTTGATTGAATTTCTCGCCCATAATCTTCTAAATTAAAGGTATGAACCAAGCCAGTGAAATCAAGAAATGCCTCATCTATTGAATACACTTCCAAACGCGGAGCATACATTGATAGTAGAGACATCACTCTGTTGCTCATGTCAGCGTATAACGCATAGTTCGAGCTAAAAATGTTAATATGATTTTGCAGGTAATAGTTTCTTCTCTCATAGTAAAGCTCCCCCCATTTTTACACCGAGTTTTTTGCTTCAAAAGAACGAGCAATTACACAGCCATCATTATTACTCAGAACAATTACTGGCTTTCCTGCTAAGTCTGGTCTGAAAACTTTCTCACAGCTCGCATAAAACGAATTTACATCAACTAAGGCAAACATTACTGAGCCTTATGAATAATGAATGTGACTACGCCAAATATCTGTAAATCCTGCGTATCACCAATATGTATTGGTTGAAAATCAGGATTCATCGGTATCAACATCGGCGGATAAGACTTTAATCTCTTAACTGTAAACTCCCCATCAACACTGGCGATAACAATATCCCCGTCCTTTGCTACCAATGCGCTATCGACAATCACAACATCGCCATCGTTAATGTTAGCGTCAATCATAGAATTACCTTCGACGCGTAACATATACGTACTATCTGGATGTTTAATCAATGTGCTGTTAAGGTTTATTCTTTCCTCCATGTAGTCAGCCGCAGGAGATGGAAATCCCGCTGCTACTCTATCTAAGAATAATGGAATGTTGAGAATTGATTCGGAATCGATAGGCTTTAGCTTCATAATGCACCAATAATACTGTATATAAATACAGTATATTTCACTCATTTTCATTGTAAAGATCATTTTCAAGTATCAAAAGACTAGAAATATGCAATCCCCTCCTAGAAAATCAGACCTACAGTGTCGTTATTCCTCCTTCATTTACTTTTTATAAAGTAAACTTATGGCTTATGACTATTAACTGCATTGCCGAAAATATGAAATATACATTATTGTTACTGACATCAATTCTAATGGTTGGATGTCAAGGAAGAAGTTATTCAGAATTAACTCCAGCAGAAAAAGCTGAAGTCAGAGCTGCTCATGATAAAAGTGCCAAAATATCTAGAAAATGCAATCGTATAGAAAATCAATCTAAACGTACTGATTGCTTTCTCGATAGAGACGACAATGACTTTAACCGGCTCTATTAATTTAAAGTTAATACTGGGGGCATTACAGCCCCTGACTACTTGTTTATCAACTCAAGAGCCTTTAGCTCCATAACCCTTAAGTCATCAAATATGGTCGCTTTATTTTTGATGTTAAGTAGCTCTAAAACATTGGGAATAACGCTATAGTCGAGTCCCGTAGCACCATTCATACCAACTCTCCACTGTGTACTCATCGCAGAAAATACCAGATATGACTCCCATACATCAGGAACAACTTCAACATCATCAATATCAGGCGGAAAGCCAAAAGCTCGCTCAAAATTTTCAGCCTCTTGCTTTGTCATTCCCCCATACATTGCTTCAGCGACCGATATTAGTTTTTTTCGCGATTACCTAACAATTCATTGTAATACGTTGTCGTAATAGCCCCTGCAGCTGATGGATAGTTGTCAAATAACAACTTTAAATTATCTTCGTTATAAGGCTCTTCAATTGCCCAATCAGCAATAATTTGAGTAAAAAATTTGTTTACTGGCTCATTTTTTAACTCTTCCAATTTACTCATTGGTAAATGTTTAAACGTAAATGTCACAACCTCCGGCTCGCTTTTGCCAGCCACTCGGATTTTTACATCAGCTTTAAATATTGGATTGGGATTCAGAGTAAATTTCGCCATTAGGTTTCCTTAAAAGCCCCAAAGGGGCTGTTATTATGCGGTAGTGTAAATTTGCATATCTGATTTAAGAGAGAAACGTGCAGATACGTTTTCAACCTCGTTAATTGCAGTATTAGGAACGCGTTGGAATGACACACTAGCTGAGTAGTAACGGTCTTCACCAGCCCGTTTATTATAAAAACGAATCGCTGTTAACTGCTTTGTATCATCCAAGGACATTAATAACCCTCGAATAGGTAATTTCGCATCATGAGCAAATGTATAAACCTGCACAATACCCGATTTATAGGTATCAACTGTTTCTGCTTGCTCATCTTCTAAGAATTGAATTTCTTGTGTTTGCTGCCCACCACCTTCTGTTGATAAGGTCATGACTTGGGGCATGACCTCCCATTCTTGAACTGATTTTAGCGTTCCTTTGCCGCCGCCAATCGGAAAACGTTCTGTATCTGTCGTATCAACACCATCAAGCGTGATACTTGTGTTTTCTGCTGATTTCACACGAAAGACACCAGACATTTGTTTCCACCCAGATGTGATGAGAACAACATCTCCGGCTTTAATGCCACTTGATGCTGCGACAGAAAGTACAGCTTCAGTGGCATTACTTGCCGCCGTAAACTCAACATCTTTTCCGTATTTACTCGCAACATAAACACGTGAGCCATTAGGAATGTTATAAGCCATTATGAACCTCATTTTTATGCATAAAAAAACCGCCATTTAGGCGGTCGTTTATCGGATTGGATGACATCGATAGGATGTACGAATTGGAATGATGTAGTTGATATCACTGGTAAGTGGCGGTAGCTGATTTGGTTCACCGTCTAGATACAGTGACTCCGTGAGTGTTAGACCATTTTCGAGCTGCTCTTTGACGGCATCAACCAAGCTAATAACCGCCGAATCACCATTACCAATCTTTTCAACAACATTAAGTTGAATAACACCTTTTTGAACTGGCATATCTAACGCTAGACCTAGATTTTCGGTTATGGCTGGCATTATATGTAATTGCAAATATGGAGTGCTAATATCGTCAAACTCAATATTTGACCAAGCCACCTTCACCCCTTCTTGCTTAGCAATTTTTGCCACCAGCGCACGAATAGACTGATTGATTTCAAATTGTTTCATTTACTTCATCTCTGCGATAGCGTCTCTAAAGAACTTACCTACGTTTTCAGCGGTAATTGCAATCATGCCATTAGGAGCTTGTCTTGAGTGCCCCATTTCCAACCTGTAGGCATAAGGAACATTGTTAGTAAAATAGATAGCATTCATACCCACTTTGAACTGCTCAAGCACATAATTACCAACCGCCTTAGTCATATTGCCTGATTTATCAACTCGCCCAGTTTCACCATCAGCAGGTGAATCAAAAGTGACTTGCCAATTCCCACGGAATCGCCCTCCTGTATACCCCGGAGGTGCCTTGATATCCATAGAGTCATTAACGCGAACTCGTTTTTTTAACAAACCCCTTTTCGGTGTCAGATTATTAGGGTCTTTTCTCAGTGCTTCATTGTACTCAAACACAGCTTGATTATAATTAACAGCCGTCTGATTAACTTCCCATAGTTCAGGATTACCAACCGGAGACATTTCAACTAACTGTGCGAGAATCTTGAATCCCGTTTTACTTACTACCGTTTCCATATTTGCTTGAGATTTCTCTACAAACAAATTAACGGACCTCATGAATGAATCAGTCATATCAAGCCCTCAGCTGAGGTTTGTAGCAAATAACAATATCAGCAGGTTTCACGGGGTTAGGCTCATGCACGCGAAGCCAGATACCATCAACAAGAACAGAATCCCCTTTTCGAATATCAACCTCTGGAGAAAGAACCATTTTAATATCCGTAGAGAGAATTAAAGCTCCATCAATTTCATATGGTTTGTACAAAACCTTTACACCAATGATTGAAAATAGAGACTCAGGCTCATGATGCTCAACACCATTATCATCAACCCAGTGCTTGCCAGCACGTTTCACTTGATATGAAGCGCCATATTTTTTCAGTATTCGCAATGCTGTGTGACAACCTCGTTGATAAATATTCATCACTACCTCACTGCAAATGTGTTAATCGCCAAGCCTTCTGAGCTATCCATCAAGCCGCATAGCAAACCTTTCAGCCAAGCGAAATTAGGTGCACCAGTATTGGTGCCTTCTGCATACTTCAAATCAATTGCTCCCTCAATACGTTCAGAAATTATTTCTGCACCTAATGTTGGCTGCAATTCATTCTCTTGTGCTTCAAGTGCAAGGCGACACTGAGCCTGTATAACCTGATGAGGAATCGCATCACTAGCAATTTCAACCCCATCACGAAACAATCCAGTGCGAGGAAAAGATAAAGGTTGCGTACTGTCTGAACGCTTACCCTGCCATTTTTGGGATTCTAAGAAGTCCATAGCAACGATGAGTAATGATTCGAGTGATTTACTGTCTGATAGGGCTAAATTCCTGACTTTCGCATATGCTTTTAAATCTTCAATGCCAGCATAACTATTAAACGTAGGTGAGTTTTTATCGGCATCAATCATGACCACCTCAAAATAAAAAGGGGCATTACGCCCCTATCTTCACTTGCCATCAGTAGTTTTTTTCCTTTTAGCTACTTCTGGCTCTATTGCTTTACTGCATTTTTGCCCTGAGCAGTTAATTTAATCATCACACCTGCTGTCAGTTTGTTGCTCGTAAAATGTTTTTTCCAGTTACCCGCAGTACCTAACTTGGTTAGATCTGGGTTTTTACCTTTTGATTCATCCCAGCTATACCCAAGCACACCGACGTTAACAACGCCTTCACCACGATACCCAATTTCTAAGTTTTCCTTATCATTGATCTCAAATGAGCGGAAGGTTGGTTCTTGTGACTCGATGATAGTCACAGCTCCAGGAACAAGACCAAAAATAGCATCAACTGGTGCACTGTCCGTTACCAAAACAGGCTTGCCTAACGTTCCCGGCTGCCCACCATAGATAACCACACCGGCCTCTTCGTATACTTTGTTATCAATCGCTTGGTCAACAATATCGAAATACGTAGTAGAGTGCATAACGAAGAGATTTACACGGTTAAACTTGTCCCCATATCGACGCAGCCCCTTGGTGAGTGTTTTTTTCCCATCTGTAGCAATGTCTGCTGTCACGACCATATCAGCATTACTTCCGATAGCTGCCCCCAATGCGGCTAAGGAATATTTAATGTAACCTTCTAGAGATGCATCAGCAGCATCAATACCAACTAGCTCAGAAAATTCAGATACATCTCGTCCTCGACGTTTAAATGCCTCTTCCGTTGTTGCATATGGACCATATTTCCATGGAGCTTTCACTTCAACAGATTCGCCCGCACCAATTTTTTTACTCTCTACTGTTCCTGTTGAATCAACATCACGATGCTCAATCGATCCACCAATTTGATAGAAAGCACGTTTACGGAAATCACCTTCAATAAAAATGTTATCAAGCACAATGGCACCATTCGATGCCTGATTAAATACTGCTAAATTATCTTGGCGACGCTCTAAAAACGCTGTTTGCGCCAAGTCGTTGTAAATTACTAAATCGCTATTAGTCGTCGTAGCCATTACTTATCTTCCTTTACTCTTTAGGTAGTTTTAAAAATGTGTCACGTCCATATCGGCGAATATAATCAGCTTTCTCACTCGCAGACATTTGAGAGCGTTTAAGGTGTGCACCACCTTGTTTATGTTTTCCTGCATCCGTCCCTGAAGCAGCAGGGAACAAATGAGGCGCGCTTTCTTTTAATGATTCGACCCATTCAACGGGTGATAACGGTGTTCGACCATCTTTCCCCATAATTGGATTACCATCATCATCAACGGCTACGGCCTGACCTTCATCGTTGATTTGGAAAATGCCTTTGGCACGTAAAATTAAGTCTTCTTGTGCGCTAGCTAATGCGCCGGCTTTACCAGCAGCAGAGCGCACTTCATCTCCCAATACACGTTGACGAAATTTATTAGCAAAAGCCTCAGCCCTTTCCACTCGGCTATTGGCTTCTTTCAGTTGTTTATCAACGTCATTGCGTAAGCGCTCAGTACGTTTATTAATGACCTCATCAATTTTGCCGTCAGCGATTAACTTGGCTTCTTCATCATTTTCAAAACGTTTGAGAATTCCACGTACAGCATCGGGATCAATACCATCAAAACGCTTGAGATTATCGTTTTGCTCTTTGAGCTTACCCAATAACTCATCACGTTTAGCCTTCAACCCAGCTACTTGCTCACCGACTGCTTTATCGATAATGGCTTGAATTTCCGGTGTGATTACAGGTGCAGTTCCACCGCTTCCACCACCAGCTCCATCATCAGCCTGTGAGTAATATTTGCGTTCGATATTCATAAATAACATGTTGTTCCCCTTGGGATTCATTGCGCCTAGCGCGTTAAAGTAAACCAGCCCTTGGCTGAATTTAGACAATAAAAAAGGTCACCGAAGTGACCTTGGTTAAATCGTTAATTGATTAGCTATAACCTGCATCTTTAAATGCTTTTTCGCCTAGCTTTTTGAGTTGTTCTAACGAAATAAATTCTCCCTTATCTGTATAAAATTCAGAAGGATGCATACCGCCCTCTTTCATTAATCTAAATCGTGTTTCACCGAATACTTGCCGTTGTCGCCAGTCTGGTTGTCGCTGCACCCAATCAAGAAAATTGGTCTCTGCTGGAACTTGCCCATCCATTGATGCTCTCGTTCCTGCGTCCATCTCATTCGCATCAATACCTAATTCACGCCATGACTTAGTGACGAAAGTTTCCGTTGAGCGGCAATTAAAATGGATTTTACCGGGACCTTGTAGATAGGGGATTTTGTGTCCTATTGGTTTACCTTCCAGAGTATACTTCAGCCTATCCCGGACAATGCAATCATGGGAGGTTTTATTATCGAGAGTGGATAGCCACTGTTTGCAGTCAAGGATATCTTTATTAGCTTCAGCAAATTGTTCTCTTGCTGTCGCTTGTAAGTGACTGATTGCCGTCTTCGCTATCGTTGTTACGTTAGCTCTACTAAGTTGTAAGGCACCATCTTTATAGCCTTGATTTGCATGACCTCTGATTTTACGCCCAATCTCTAGCGCACTATCGCCATTTAAATAACCATTGCGAACAGCATTGTTTATGCGTGTCATGCGGTCAGATTCTAATCCAGCAGCCCACTCAGACAGTAATTTCCCTTGAAATGGACGAGACATTGCTGAGGAAAACAACATCTCCTCTGTAATACTCATAAGCGGATATTGACGTAGAACAGCATCAGGTAATACAGAATCGAATAATGAAGAATAATAACCCGCTTCATACAATGCATGTTCTCTCATTTCTGCTGTTAGCAACGTAAACGCACTGTCAATCGCACGTTTATTAATAACTTTCACACTCAACAGTAATGACTCTAATCTCCTTACAGTAAAGCTATTAACGTCAATAGTGGCATCATCTAAGGCAACAATAAGCGAAGCTGTTAATTCAGCGTCAAACTCATTGAGTACATTTATCATGCGCTTTGCAACACCCGTAGAATAACGACCAGAAAACAAAGCATGAGCAATCAATTCATCCCTTAATCGCTCATTCACTGACTTCATGTTTCACCTACCATTGTTGGCTCTTGGTTGTTTAACTCATCCACAACCACATCAACATCATCAGCAGGATTAATAACATCATACTTCTGTAGGTTACGTACCAGATCAGACTTACGTATTGCGCTGGATTGCCATGCTGCGACAATTTCACGGATCATCGCACTGTCCGCGATGTGATTAACAAGGTCTTTATTAATCTCAAACGAGGTATCTTTCGTGTCTAGACCAAGATATTCAGCACACCACGTTAGCGCTTTGCTGAACGCATCAGAGACATTCGAACAACAAATACTAAGGATAGAAGTTTGGGCGTTTTGCTCACCAACAGACTGAATAACCGTTTTGACTTTACTGTCAGCGGAAACCAATTGAGCGCCCAGTGCCACCATATAATCACGCTTACTGTCCATAGCTTCTTTAGCCAACATATTTGGCTGAGCTTGCTCGTAACCAAAGAACCCTTTCACTGGCAGCATTAAAGGTGAACGAGACCCAACCATGATGCCTGTTTTTTCTAAGTGATCTCGCCACTCTATATCTAACCCGCCTAGATATGGCTGAACTTGCCCACAGAAAAACACTGAATCTTCATAATCAGCAGAATTTCGATAATGCCCTAGATTAATTTTTGCCAAACCTAACAATGGCGCCTCATCTATCGTATGGTCATTGTTTTGAGCACCCATAAACGTAAATGGAATTTCATCCCAAGCACCACTACCTGCACGCTCTGGAATATATTCAGAGTGGATTTGATACACACTGCTGCCAGCTGGCTTGCGATATACTCTACAGATAAACTTGCCATCTTCTATCACTAACACGCGGTATTGAATGGCATCTTTAAATCCAAAACCGTCCGCCTCTTCAACAGTCTCTCGCAATACCACCAGCGTTAGCATCGTCCTGCCATTAATACGATCAGTCCGCCAGTTAATAATATCTTCAGCACGATATTGAAATATGTACGGGAGCTTAGAGTCGCTGTTGTAATCAACATATAGCCCATGTCGTCCCACTTCCAATACCGATTCAAGAGAGGATTGAGCTAATTGGTAAATGCTTGAACCTGCACCATCTGCATCATCTTTTAAACAAGACAGCTTTTCAGCAACAGCAATCAATGGATCTTTCTTGAATGCCATCCCTATCATACCGTTACGAGTGTTACCTGTTATTGGGTAAAACACCGCACGGTCTTGATAGTCTTTATTGCGCTTTTTCTTACGCTCACTTTCCTTTTCTTCCAATTCAGGAAGATAACTCTTTACTTCCTCGCCACCTCGACAAACAGCGCGAACTAACTCCCACTGAGGAGCAGCCGTTTTATACTCCGGTCGAGTAAAATCAACATTATTTATACTCATCAGAAGGTTGTTCCTAAGTTAATTTCGAATGCTGGTCGTTTAACGTTCCGTCTACTTACAGCAAAATATCTAAACCCATCAGCATCATGTGATGTGTAATCATGAAGTGGTTTATCTTTCCAGCAACCTCGTTTGTCATCCCACTCTTTTCGGTATGCTTCGAGATGAACAATGCCTTCACCACATTTATGTTCGTCAAAGACACACAGAGGAAGAATTTCACGTACAGCCTCAATACCTTCATCAATAGAAAGCTTTGGCACTACGTCAAATTGAATCGAGTAAATTTGCCCGTCAATTTCATACCCTTCACGAGCTAGTTCTCTACGCGATTTCGCATCTGAACCAAATTCACGGTTATCAATATCATGTGGTCCATTATGACTCGCGTATGTGTAGCCTTTATCTTTCAGTACTTTCATATAATGTCTTAGACCTTCACCACTGTTTGAGTAATGGTCTATCACATGGAATTCATCACCTACTTCACGAATAAACCAAATTGAGGTTGAGTCACCAACGCCAATATCCCAATACGTATGAACGGGTAAATGTGAATTATCAGGGAGTGAACCAATGCGCTTATTTTCGTACAGAAAGCGGAACTGCTTAGCATAGTAAGCACCTTCAACTGATTGCTGGAATGCCTCTGAGGGTATTGACGGATATTCCCGCTTCATATCATCGCCAAGTGTTTTTTCTTTTGCGTAGTACCACGCTTTCTGATGCTCATCTAGGTGAATGCCATGCTTGCGGGATATCTCATCAAAGTAATCAATTAATCGCTGTGGCAATTGCTCAACAGGATCAATCGCATACTCAGGATTCTTCCACCATGAAAAGAAAAAGAATTTCCAATCTAAGTTAGATAGCGTTTTACACTGAATTTGCGCTTTTTCGGCCGACTGACAATAATCATAAAAATAGCCAGCTCGCCCCTCAGCAGTGCTTTCAATTGTCGTAAAACAGTCACTTGATACAGCTTCAAACGCACCAGTAACTATCTCACGAGCTTTTTCAGGGTACTTTGCACATATCTTTCCGAACTCAGATACATGCAAGTATCGAAGAGTGCCACCACGAAATGACGTGCTGATATAAAGTGACCCGCCTTTGCTAAAAACTAATTCACCAGCAGCATCATTACTCGCCGGATTTGCAGCCTTAATTTCTTCGGGTAATTTTTCGTAGGCATATTTTATTTTTTCTCTAAATAGCCTTTTAGCATCGTTAAGTGTATGAGCAATCAATGCACACTTAGCGGATTCAAATAACGCTGCATCTAACTGGATGATACAAACCTCAGTCGTGAAACCCAGCTGGCGAGCCTTTAAGATAATGTTTCGCGTATGCATCCCTTCAAAGTATTCAAGTTGCTCAGGCGTCATTTTAAATCGAACTGGCTTACCTTCTTTGTTGGTGATCCAGTACAAGTGATTCAATCGCCAGAGCTTATCTCTTAATAATGCAAGATATTCTGGCTTCATACTTATTCCTTCGATAGGTCGTCCATCAGTGACGATATAGAGTCGGATACTTTATTCTGCTGCGCGTCATCCAGCCCGTATGCCTGGCGCTCAAGTCCAATTAGGTTTTTAAGTGTCTCACTTAATGCTTTAGCAGATTTAACACGTTCGGGGAGGGAGATGATTGAATTGTAGAGTTCATTGAGTTTGTCTCGCCCATTGCTATCAGGCTCAAACATTAATTCACCTAGCTTCCTTAAAGCGGGTACATCAGTACATTCAGCGGATAACTCATTAAATAAACCGTTAGTTAACTCTCTAGCCCTGCGAATATCCCCCCTATGTTCCATGCGAACATTGGCAATGACTTCAGCATTAGCTTCGATAAGTTGCCGCTCAGAAATAGCCTTCTCGGCGGCAACCAGAGTGGCAACCTCTCTTTTGGCAACCAAGTTTTCAGCCCTAGCCTTAACCTTTGCTTTTAAATCTCGTTCCCATCCTTCTTTCTTTGCCCGTTTACTTATCGCTTGATGGGTTATCTCATATTGAGAGGCTATTTCTCTTATAGACATTACGCCAGCTCGGTAAGCCGACTCAATAGCCTCCCAATCTGGTCTTTTGAACATTATTCACCCTCATGATAAATCAAAAAGCCAACACAAAAACAAGATTTGCATGATTTCACAAAAACCTTTAATTTGATTTAAATCAGAATAATAATAATTAAATTAATGTATTTTATATGTTCATTGTTAATTCCATTGCCAAATACAATATTTAGTATTATTGCAATCTCCCTTATTGTGTTCGTTGCAATAAGGGATTTTTTATCTACACACTTATCTTTACATCTTAGTAGCCAATTATTTTGTCGATTGGTTTCACCAAAAACCTTGAAGTCTTTTAGCAAGAAAACAACTTGTCCTTCAAGTATGAATATTTCTTAAGGAATTTCTCATAACAAATTAAAAATTCACCATTTTGAGCTTTATTATTTACAATAAAAAACCCGCACTAGGCGGGTTGTCTATTACAGTAATTACATTTGTACTTGTTAATAAATTAATGTCGTAACAAGTAATTGACTTGTGATTCTATTGAAATATCAATACTCTTTGCCTGTCAAAACCATTAACACTAGCAAAGTTAAGGTATTCATCTAAAAGTTCTGGCGGCATAGTTGGTGTACGCGATAATACCCATAAGTAATCTTTATTAGGTCCCACAACTAGCGAATATTGATAGTTGTCATCAAGCTTAATAATGTTATAGCCACCGTAAAAAGGACCGAAAAAAGACACTTTCAAGGCACCTACATCCGACGATTCAACAAAATAAGCTTTTCCTATACTCTCTTTCCACTTTTTCCCGTTTGAATCCCATCCTCTATTGACTACCTTTACACCACCATCATTGCGTAGAGAATAGCTTGCAGAAACTTTACTTAGCCCCTTTTCAAATCGATTATCTATTCTAGCCACTTCATACCATTCACCAAGATAGCGAGATAGCTCAAAATGTTTAATAGGGGTTATGTCAGATGGCACCTTAACACTACACCCATTAAGTAAAAGCATACTTACAAGCATAAAAACTGACTTTATCTGCATTACAACCTCACAGAAAATTTATCTATAAGATACTTTCGCATAAAAAAGAGTGTAGAGCGACTATAGTGATTTAATATTTCGTAACTATAGAGCCCTAGCATTTAAATAAAGTCATTGCCGCGCTAACCCGAATTACCCTAACCAGTGTGGTAAAGCGATTGATGATAATATTAAAAGAATACCGACTAAAAGGTATTGAAAAACATGAAGCATACGGATAAATAACTCTTTTAATATCATAGAGTGTACCCCTTATTGCTAATGTTATTTTATTATCAAAATGAATAGCACCACCTAAAATATAGCAGCTCTTTTTAATTTGTCAGATATCATATCTCACTAAGGCACTTATCTATTGCTTATAATCATCTATCACGTTACATATCGTTCCAATAAACAATCAAATTATTCTGCTATAATGAAAGACGACCTTTGTAGCTTATAACCTCACACAATGTAAGGAAGGAAGTATGATTAAAAAATTCAGTTTCCTCATATGCTCACTAGTTATCGTTATGAACTTGGCTGCCTGCAATACGACTAAAGGCGTAGGTAAAGATATAGAAGCCGGTGGAGAAGCAATACAAAGGGCTGCAGAGTAAAATCTTACTTTTACCCAACCCTTGAGGCTTAGATATAAATACAACCTCTTATGCCTCAATTTTCAAAAAATAAAATACCATGGCTAGCATTAATTGATAAAATCAAATATTTCACTTAAGACAGATAATTGAACTTATCATAGTGTGTTTTTATTAACTGACTCTAACTTATAAGGGATATTACATATGAAAAGAAAAATAATTACAGCAATATTAATGACATTATTTATTCCAGTCATTGCGAGTGCTTCGTGCGAAAGCGTTGTTGAAGAAATTACGCAAAAAATTATTAACAATGGTGTCCCAAGCGATAGCTTTACCATTACTGTCGTTTCAAGTGAAGAAGCAGCCTCACAACAAGGTACTGTTGTAGGTAACTGTTCTAATGAAACACAAAAAATTATTTATACAAAAAAATAATTCGCCCCAAAAGGGCTCGTCACGGAGCCCTTCCATTTTAATCGTAAAACATGGGCGTCTCAAATTATAGCTTAATAGAATTAGCTTAAAATCCTAACCAAAGTCACCCTTCTTGTGCTTGCTTCTGCATTATTCGCATTGATATCAATACAATTCTAGTTACCGCAAAAATATTCTGAAACCTCAAAAATACCTTTAAGACGGTCAAAATTATAATATCTTATTGAGATTACTACTTTTTTTATGTAGTAGTCACTTATAGTTAATGTATAGTGGCGCTCTATTCATAAGCAGTTATTTTCTATTTTGCCCCGATATTTGGGGCTTTTCTTTGTTGTTCAATTTCTCGTATTGCTTTCCCGTTAAAAATATACTTTACTATTGGATAAAATTTTCATTACATAAGAGAGCTGTATAAAGATATCTATATGTATACTAATCCTATTACTCTCTTACTAATTTTTATCCCTATCCTTGCCTGTATCCTATTCATTATTGCTCAAGATAAACAACAACCAGATATCATGACACTTTTTTTAAAGTTCTCTATCTACTTGTTAAGCGCTCTTACCTTCGTAAATTTAATTTTTTTTGCAAGAGCATTTACTGATTGGTATTAACGTAAACACTCCGTTCTAATGTAATCCTGTAAGCCAAGTATCATTTGCTTAGACTCTTCAATTCGCTCTCTGAGTAACCAATAATTTCGGATAGAGGTGTTTGTAGGTCTGGCGGCGATGTCATCATCCAAGCCGGAGGTGGAATCGGTTTCGCCTTTCGGACAGCTGGCTCTGATGTACACCCGCTCAGGATTACGCTCAGCGGCAATACGCAACTCATCAATTTCAATTTTTGCATTGGCTAGCTCCTGAATATGTTTAGTATCGAGTTTATGGAGAGATTGGACACGTTCTTGGTAATCCTCATTAATTTTGACCTGCTCTGTCAACTCAACGAGTAGTCCGGCATTTTTGGTATTTAACTCACCTATCCTCTCGTGTTGTTTCCACATTCCCCATATCGCTATCAATGCGACAATAAATAACAATATGCTGACTTTATTCATGGCGATTACCATAGAGACGTTTAAAAATTAACTTGCCGACCTTTGTAATGCTCGATAGCTTTCTGGCAACACTTTTCTAAACTTATCTTGTCAGTGCCACCACAAGTGTCGTCTCGAAGTGCGTATACGCCAATTGCCAAGTAGATGGGTAGACAGATAATAAAGGAGGATAAGCATAAGCAAACTCGCCAAGACACACGTTTTTTTCTACCTCTCGTCTCGTCATTAGCCCTTTCCACGCCTTCCCCCCTGCATATATCCAGCGTTTTAGTTCATGACATGCGCCAGCTTGGTCACCAGTATTAAGTTTTTTAAGTAATGTTGAGCGCGAGAAAGCACCTATTCCCACGTTATAAGTAAATGAATAAAGTGCCGCCCTGGTGTAATCAGGAATATTGATTTTAATTAAGGGGTTTACTGCTTTAGCGACGATTGCTAAGTCTTTTTCCAGTAACTCATCACACTCGACTTTTGTATAGGTTTTCGTCGGAATAATGTCAGAACCTGTATGCCCGTAACACACCGTAAGAACACCACCTACATCACGGTAGGGTTTGGGCTCATATCCCTCAAAATTAGTCACCATTGCAACAGTTAATGCCATCAGCCCACCTGTCACAGCGGCTATTTTTATTTTATTTGGTATCTTTGCCACTGTTAGCCTCTCTTAATTTGAATTCTTTCCGTTTGTAGTACCAATTCACCAAGAAGGTAGCGACAGTACAGATAATCCCAATGAGCACCGCCCACTGGTCTAGTGATAATGCCCCAGCTGCAGTAGTGATAACTCCAAGAGCATAAGAAAAGGGGCTAGAGTATTTTTCGTGCATACGCATATCCACCCCTGCGGAGTGTTCCAATATTTGGTTAATAGAAGTCCACCCGCTATAAAAACTAGAAGGTGTTAATGAAGTCAGTTGAAATTTAGGCAATAAAAAAGGTCACCGAAGTGACCTTAGTAAATTCTAGATAATTAATTTTTTTTCTTACCCGTTATAGCATCGTAAACAACACTTAAACCATAAATAATAATGGCTAGAGGCAACCCCCACTTCACATCTCCGGAGATGACACCATAATTTTCGAGTAATGTAATTATGCCCGCGAAGACAATAAATATACCAAAAAACATAAATACCTCATTCATGTATATGTGAGAATACCATTATACATAAAGATTAATTTAGCTTATATCTTGAATAGAGATAGCCGTACACAATCACCATTCGTCAAATGATTTAGATTGATTAAAATATTGAGGTAATCGCGTATTTAGCGCACCAAAAAAGACTTAAATCTAAACAGTACAATTATGATTTACTAACTTTAGCTTTGAACGACGAATTCAAACAAAAAACTGCACTAGGTAGGATATTTTCATCGTATTACCTCGCACTTCTACTGGTGCAACATGCACATATTTTAATAAGGTTATATCCTGAAGCTTTAGCCGCTGCTATTGCATGTATAGCATTAAATAGGTTACCTAGGTAGAAACGATTTGAAGTCATCGGCATTTGTTTACAGCCAACTTTGTGTATTTTGTAATTACCTTTTGGTCCCATCGTCGTCTGAATGTAATAGTTCATACATCTCCGCATTTACATTGTACAAAAGATTTATAACTTATGGACCGCCATCGAGGTATCGAACCCCGACTCTTAGTTTTGCTAAGACTAAATACTCTTCCAATTGAGTTAATGGCGGAATGATTTTACATCCAGTAGACCAATGCAAGGGAGGCTAAAAGCAGCCCTAAAATAGTTAGTGCATTTTGCGTTAGTGACAAAATTCGTTGATAAAAGGTAGGTAAGTTCATAGGTGATCCCTTAGAAAATGAATCCTTTGGATACCGCATCTATTTTTAAAATAAAAACTCGCGACTGCAAGATTTGCTTTTATAGCAATGAGGTATGATGTCACAGCTATTGTAACACATAACTCTCTCACTGGGGGGTTGTAATGATATATAAAACAAAAAACCCCGCTTTTTGCAGGGTTTCATAATCTATACGTTATTTAAGCTAACGTCATATTAGATTTACAGAAAATACATTTAGCACCAGAAGGGTTACTTTTTGTTACTTCAAAATGGTACCGTCTGTACTGAGACCCTTTACAGCAAGGGCATCTCATAAAGATATCGCCCTTAAAGCGCCACCACGTTTGCCGCAGCTGGACCTTTTGCGCCATTCTCTACTGAGAAGCTAACTTTTTGTCCTTCGTTCAGCGTTTTGAAGCTGTCACTTTGAATTGCAGAGAAGTGTACGAACACATCTTTGCTACCATCAGCAGGNGAAATAAAGCCAAAGCCTTTAGATTCGTTAAACCATTTTACTAAACCAGTCATTGTATTAGACATATTGAATTCCTTTGAATTTTTAATTGTTGCCACATGGCATATAGGTTTGATGTTTCTTGTTACTTATGGAACTAATTAGGAGGAATTCACTACGAATGGGTATCTATGGGACAACGCTAAACGGGGGAACTTTCAAAACTTGCTTTCATAAATAGGTCTGTACTTCCAAACCAGTGATATTATTAAGCCACACAAATACAGGGATAGCAAATTTAATTTTCACTCTCACCGCAAAAGAGTTGATTTTGCTTAAGATACCACACATTCACCATCAATAACTTTTTCAAACAAATCATGTTGATAGCCAATTTTTTATCAACCCAATTATTTTTTGCAACAGTATTGATTTGATTAACTGAGGTTGTATATGAAAAAGCCTCACTAGGTGATTTATTTAAATATGGATGATTTCGTTCATTCAGACAGTTATACGCTAACATAGCTCTTAGGTTCAATATTCATATGACAGGACAATCCAATCATATGAATAACTTTGAAATTCTAGAGTATTATTTTTAATATCATAACCCATATCGCAGTCTTAATGACTGAGGATATGGATGAAAGTACTTTTGATTATTCAAATAGTTATCAGGATATTCAGATAAATAGTGCGTTATTAATGTTAAGGGTGCTAATAACGGTTGTGTTCCTTGTCGATATTCGAGGATTAACTTGCTTAATGCTTGTCTTTGGTTTGATGTTAGATAGCGTTTAAAATAACCTTGGATATGCATAAGTACATTAGTATGATTGCGCCTAGTTGCTTGGTTCTGTAATAAATTCATAAACTTATTTCGATACTCATCAAAATAAGAGTCGATTGAATCCCATTCATTGTTACTAGCAACAAAACGACCAAGTTCTCGATAAAGAGGTTGTGAATGAGCCAATAAAAGGAGCTTATATCGAGTATGAAAGTCGATTAATGAGTGACGATTCAAGGAGTTTTTCTTTAGTTCATTTAGCTCATGAAGAGCAAATACCCGTATAATAAAATTTTCGCGAATATGGGGGTCACTTAACCTACCATCTTCCTCAACTGGTAACCAAGGCATTACTTTGAGTAATTGTTCAGTAAAAAGCCCCATTCCAGATTTTTTATTACCATTGCCAACAGAATCATACACTCGAACCCTTTCCAAGCCACAGCTAGGTGAGTTTTTACATACAATATAACCACTTAAATCTGAAAGCCTACTCAAATAGTCAGTCGAAAACTGAACCATTTCTTCAGTTAAATCGCCTTCCCGACCATCACTGAATTTGAGTCTAACGTTATTTTCTTCAGATTTAACTAGCCTCAATGCGGGTCTAGGTGTTGGTAAGCCAATTGCCATCTCTGGGCATGCTTGTTGGTATTCGAAATAATCTGATAACTCATCTACAGCAAAATGAAAGCGCTTATGACCACCATCAAATCTAACGCTATCACCCAATAAGCATGAGCTAATACCTACAGTGATTTTTTTACCTAATGTATTGCTCATATCACTAGAGGTAAGAAGATTAACCATCATTGCCACCTTATATGAAATCACTTATATACGAAATTGATTTATAATAATAATTGAATTCATATTAGTAACATTGCACTTTATTTACTAGCTTTATAAATCACTACCTCACACTCTAATAAAACAAACAAAAAAGCCCCACTGAAGTGAGGCTCATAAGCTGCTGACGTTGTAGTCATTCTTATCACAATATCAGCTATTTTACGATCGTAAAGTATTTTATTAAATCTTCTCTACATACCTATCTAATTCTAATTTTATGTCTAACATCATCAACATTCCGTCAATAACACCCTCTGCTTTCTGGAGTTTTTTCCCTATGTGGGTATCTGAGCATTTATGTTCTCTAGCTAGCTGCATGAATGTTTTCCCAAATAAATAATAATCCAGTAGCAAGTCATGCATATGACGGTTCTTTTTATTTAATTGAGCCATACAGCTAGAGATAATCATTGCATCGTCGTCACAACATTGAAGTCGAGATTTAACCTTATTAGGTATTAAGCGACTAAAGCCTGCTGCTGTAGAATACCACTGAACTGACTCGACATTATTCGCAGCCCATGCGCCCCACATTTCTAGTACTTGTTGAATATTACGCATCCGTTACCTCGTATTAATTTGCGAGCTTTTGCCGTCGGATTCAGCGTTAATATGTTTAGCAATAGAAATGGCACTATCTGATTCTTTGGCGAGATTTGAAGTGCCTCTATCTCTTGTCTTGTACATAGTCATTAATCGCCCATTTATCACAGCATGATTTTCAGCATTAACATCGGTAGAGTATTTTTTTACTGTCGCGCGATAACATCCTAAGTACCTAGAAACCTTTGCCATATTTCCATATGTCCTAATAAGCAATTCAGGTATAGTCGTAATTTCAGCTTTCATAAATCCCCCATCTGATAAGTGATCCCCTGCTGATACCAATCAGGCAATGTGAACTCAATCCGACCTATTACACCGCTAGCCCGTAGCGCCTGAATCCTTTTAA